ATGAAAGACAAAATATTGTAAAACCCAATGCTCCAGCGGGTACTAAAGTCTTGCTTGAAGTAGGGGATATGTTAGTATATAGTGGTTGCGAACTCGAACATTGGCGAGAGCCTTTTGACGGGAACATTTGCGGTCAAGTATTTCTACATTATAATCATGTAAACGGCCCATTTGCTGATAAAAATAGATTTGATGGAAGAGCTAAGTTAGGTCTACCTTCAGGTGTAAAATAGTATTATAATGGAGTCGTATGCTACAAAAGATAGGTTTTCAACCAGGTATTAATAAACAACTAACACCTACTGGAGCAGAAGGTCAATGGACTGACTGTGATAACGTTCGTTTTAGATATGGTACACCTGAAAAAATAGGTGGATGGAAACAGTTAGGAGACGATGCTCTTACTGGTGCAGGTAGAGGACTTCATCATTTTGTAAATAGTAAAGCTAGAAAATACGCAATCATCGGTACAAACAGAATTTTATATGCATATTCAGGTGGTGTATTCTATGACATACATCCTATCAAATCTACAACAACGCTTACTAGTGCATTCAGCACGACCAACGGATCACCGACTGTTACAATAACTTTTTCTAGTCCTCATAATATAGGGGAGCAAGACATAATTCTATTAGATAATTTTAGTACAATAACTAATTCTAATTATACAGCTGCAGATTTTAACGATAAAAAATTTATGGTAACAACTGTACCATCAAGCACAACTATTACTATTACAATGACAAGTAATGAATCTGGATCTGGTGCAACAACATCAGGCGGTATAAGAGTACAACATTATTATCCTGTAGGACCCGCTGTACAAGCTCAAGGTTTTGGTTGGTCACTTGGATCTTGGGGTGGAGAAACAGCAGGAGAACCTACAACAACATTAACAAATGGTATCAACAGCGCTGTAACTACTGGTATTATATTAGGAGATGTATCACAGTTTCCAGATGCAGGTACAAACTTTATAAAAATAGATAATGAAGAGATTTCATACACAGGTATATCTGGTAATGAACTTACTGGTGTTACAAGAGAAGTTAGAGGAACTTCTGCTGCAGCTCATAGTGGTGGAGCAACAGTTACGAGCACAACAAACTTTGTAGCATGGGGTGAAGCAGCATCAGGAGACTTGGTCCTTGAACCAGGGATGTGGTCACTTGATAACTTTGGTGATAAAGCTATTTGCTTAATTCATGATAGTGCTGTTTTTGAATGGAACTCTGCAGCAGCAAATGCTGAAACAGTTAGAGCAAGTATTATATCTGGTGCACCAACAGCTTCAAGACACATGTTAGTATCCACACCCGATAGACACTTAGTATTTTTTGGAACAGAAACAACTATTGGAGACACATCAACACAAGATAATATGTTTGTAAGATTTTCAGATCAAGAAGATATAAATACATACGTGCCTACAGCAACTAATACGGCGGGTACACAAAGACTGGCTGACGGATCACAGATTATGGGAGCTATTAGAGGTAGGGATGCAATTTATGTTTGGACTGATACAGCGTTATTCACACAACGTTTTGTTGGTCAACCATTTACTTTTGCATTTGCACAAGTTGGAACTAACTGTGGACTTGCAGGACAAAATGCATGTGTTGAAGTTGATGGTGCTGCTTATTGGATGTCAGAGAATGGCTTCTTTAGATATGCTGGTAAACTAGAATCACTTCCTTGTTTGGTAGAAGATTTTGTTTATGACAATGTAAATTTAAAATCAGGTAATCAAATGATATCTGCTGGATTAAATAATTTGTTTGGAGAAGTTACTTGGTTCTATCCTACAACAGGATCATCAGTAGTTAATAGACAAGTTACATATAATTATTTTGATTCATCACCACAAAGACCAGTATGGACTGTTGGATCACTTGCTAGAACTATGTGGGAAGACTCCGCAGTATTTGGTAATCCACATGCAACAGAATATGAAGCGGGAACAGATACATCTTTTGATGTTGTAGGTAACACAGAAGGTAGAACAATATACTATGAACACGAAACAGGGACTGATCAAGTTCAAGGCGGTGCAACAACAGCTATTGTTGCAAGTATTGAATCAGGGGATTATGATATTACACAAGCAAGAGCTACATCAACAGGACAATCAACAGGTATGGCAACTTTTAAAGGAGATGGTGAGTATCTTATGAAGATAAGAAGATTTGTACCTGACTTTTTATCTCAAACAGGTGATACACAAGTTACATTTTTATTAAGAGATTATCCAAATGACACACAAACTAGTTCTGCTTTGGGTCCATTTACAATTTCATCATCTACTAAAAAAGTAGATACACGTGCAAGAGCTAGAGCTGTTGCATTAAAGATTGCAAACACAACAACTAATCAAAGTTGGAAATTAGGAACTTTTAGATTAGATATACAACCAGACGGAAGAAGATAATGGCAAAAATTGTACAGGTTATAACTAGACCATCAAACGAATATGATGTACAGACTGCGGAAGCTCAAGTAAGAGATCTTGATGCGATTGTAGAAAAATTAAACTCAACGTTTCAAGAAGAATTGAAAGATGAAATTGAAGCATTTAACTTTTTTATAAACTAATGGCTAATCAATATAAATTTGTAGGAACAGACAACAGTACATCAGGAAGTGCTATTAATCCTTTTGGAACGGGTAATCCTTTAGTAAGTGAAACATATGTAATTAAATCTATATTAGTAACATCAGCTGGTACACCAACAGTCACAGTTACAAACAACAGTATTACGACTATAAAGTCAGCAGCTTTAACTGCTAATGTAACAACAGAATTACTTACTCAACCTTTGGTGGTTGAAGGTGGTAATACCCTAACTGTACTATCAAGCAATACAGATTCATTTGATGTAGCAGTTAGCTATCTAAACATTAAGAAGGAGATAACAACATAATGAAAGATCTACCAGTAATAGAACCAAAAGAAATTATAACAACAATCACAAATATGAAGACAGGTGAAGTATACAAAGATGATTCTGATTGGAAATCCAAAGGAATTGCAGAATCTGACATAAGAAAAGATGTTAGAGTTATCATGCCTAGTCTTGATTTATTTGGAGAAACAAAATAGAATAGATAAATGGCCATAACAAACGCACAACAAGCAAAACAATTATTAGCACAAGGAGGACGTATAGGTTTTCAAGGTGGTGGTGCTGATATGGGTGCTTCTGATAAAAAAAGTGTAGATTCAAGAGCTTCAAAAGGCTATGGTGCTCCCTCTGATTCAAAACCAACTTACGGTGGAGGAGGTGGAGACGGGGTTAATAAAGTTGATGAAGTTGCATTAACTGGTGGCACTAAAACAAAACCTAAAGTTACAAAAACTAAAGATAAAAACAAACGTAATATAGTAAAAGATTATTTTGATAAAAGAAAAGAATTAGCTTACAATCTTTCAAGACGATTACCTGGTGCAACACAATCTTCTTTTAAAAATTTAACTGATTTTAGAAATTATCTAGTATCTCAAGGAGCAGATACTTCTACAATAGATGGATTAATGGAAGGTGTTGATGAAGATAACCCTATAAATTACGAAAACTTTCAAGAACTAGCTTATGATTATGAACCTAAAGGAATTACGGACATTGATAAATTAAGAAGTATATTTAAAGATCCGACAAGAGATCCTTTTGAAAAATTAACAGCTGTTCCACAAAATTTTTCTGAGTTTATGTTAACACAAAAAAATAATCCTAACTTATTCACTGCTGGTAATGTTGGAAATTTTAAAGACATGCCTAAACCTAAAGATTTAGTTAATCCTAATACAGGTGAATTATATACAAATACAGAATGGAATGATCTTAAAAGAGAAATAGTTCAAGACAGAGGTTTAAATGGAGGAGATGGATCACAAGACCCATGTAAAGGACCTAACCCACCAGCATATTGTTTCATAGGTCAGAGTGCAGATGAAACTCAAGAAGATGTTATAACTAGAAATCTTGCAGGACTAACACCACGTATAGGTGGATCTATGTTTGATTTTACAGGTATGGCTGATGGTGGTTTAGCAGACATGGATAGAGAAGCATTCTTGTTAGGTGGTATAGCAAAAGGATTAAAGAAAGCTGTAAGAGGTGTTAAGAAGATAGCAAAATCACCATTAGGTAAGGCTGCATTAATAGGTGCAGGATTTGGTCTAGCAGGTATGGGTCCTTTTAAAGGTTTAGCTAGTACAAGTTTTGGTCAAGGTCTTGCAGGACTAAGGGGTACTTTACTTGGTCAAGCAGGTTCAAGAGTTGGTGAAGCTTTTGTTCCATATAAAGAAGGTTTACTTACAAAACTTGGTTTAACAAAAGGTGGTGGATCATTTATGCCGACATTTAAAGGTGGTATAACTCTTGCATCTATATTACCATTATTAGTAGGAAAAACAGACGAAGAAAAAGATGATATTTTAAAAGACTATTATGCCTCTCAAAAACTAATACCATCAACAACAGCTAGACAAGCTGGTAGTGAGTTTGATTTTTATAACTACAATTTAGCAGAAGGTGGTATGCCTAGTAAAGAACCTGTGGCTAAAAAAGTTATGCCTTTATTAGATATGGATGGTATGGAAAAAGACTATAGAGCAGAAGGTGGATTTGTGCCTATTGGCCGTATGGAAAAAGCAGATGATGTTCCAGCTAGATTATCCAAAAATGAGTTTGTATTTACAGCGGATGCAGTAAGAAATGCAGGTGAGGGAGATGTAGACAAAGGTGCAGAAGTTATGTATAACATGATGAAAAACCTCGAATCCGGGGGTGAAGTATCAGAAGAATCGCAAGGATTAGATGGCGCTAGAGAAATGTTTCAAACATCACAAAGACTAGGAGAAGTCATATAATGGCAACAGAAACCGTAATAAATCGACCCGCACCATTTGTAGAAGATATAGGTAAAAAATTATCTGAACAAGCTTTAGGATTACAAAACGTTCCAGTTGTAACAACTGGTATAGGTGGTATTTCAAGACAAGCTGGTGAAACAGATGCGGGCTTTCAATCAAGACAAGATGCTGCAAGAGCATTTACAACTAGACAACAAAATTTATCAGGACTTGCACCTAAAGTTGCTCCACAAGATAGATTACAATTAGAAGCACAAAAAAGAGCTGAAGCAGGTTTGGGATCATTTGAACCATTTTTACAAAGAGCAGAAACAGAAGCACAACTTGCTAGTGGATTAGGAACCACGGCTCTTGGACAATTAGGAACAGCAGGATCACAATTAGGAATAGCAGGAACTACATTAGGTGGTGTGCCTTTAGGAGCACAATCTTTTCAACAAGACGTATCTCAATTTATGTCTCCATATCAACAACAAGTTATTGATGTGTCACTCGCAGAATTTGATCGTAATAAACAAATGCAAGAACAACAGTTACGAGATCAACAAGCAAAATTGGGTGCGCTCGGCAGTGGTCGAGCGGGAGTGCAACTCTCTGAGTTTGGCACAGGGGCAGCAAGAGAACGAGCATTACTACAAGCAGGACTTTTGCAACAAGGTTTTCAACAAGCTCAAGGAGCTAGACAACAAGATATACAAAACAGATTTGGTCTTGGCCAAGCGCAAGCAGGATTAGCTGGTCAACAAGCAGGACTCGCTGGAGCAACACAAGGTTTAGGTTCATTTAGATCTGGTTTAGCACAACAACAAGCACAACTTGGATCTGCTACTCAAGGATTACAAGGAACAGACATAACTAGATTAGGTCAGTTAGGTTCTATTAATCAAGCACAAGATCAAGCTCAAAGAGATGCAACAAGAGAAGCTACAAGAATGGCTGCGTTCCAACCACAGGAAGAGTTAAATAGATTTGCAGATATAACAACAGGTATCATGGGTGGTATGAGAGGTACAGGAACTACTACAACAAACGTTCCTAACCCTACACCATTACAGTCAGCTTTAGGTGTTGGTTCAACACTTGCTGGTATATATGGTGCGTTCAACCCTAGACCATTATTTGGATAGTAGAATATGAATAGAACTTTAAAAAGACCTATGTTTAAAATGGGAGGTTCTGCAGGAACTGGTATCACATCAGGATTAGATAAACCTAGACAACAGTACAATGAAGCTGGATCTGTAAATGTATTAGATATGTACCCAAGCGATAATTTTCCAACATTAGGAACTAGGGAAATAAAACAAGATACACCACAATTTAATTTAAATGATCTTGCTACTATGCTCCAAGGTCAAAAAGAAGATAAATTTTTACCTAGTGAAGCTTTACAAGAAGCTTTTAAAGATAGAAAAACTAAACCAGACCTATCTCAATTTTTAATTAATTTTGGATTAAATTTAGCGTCAGCAACTCCAAGAGGTAATATCTTCGCAACTGCTGCTGAGTCAGCTAAAAAACCTGCTCAAGCATTCTTTGCTGAACAAGCTGCAAACAAATCTTTTGAAAGAGATTTAAAATTAGCTGGTGTTAAAATGGACATTAATCAAAGAATAAAAGAAGAAGATGCTAAAAGAGGAGACAATAAATTTTATACATCTAAAAAAGTTTTAAACGTAGACACAGGTAATATAGAATTTCAACCTGAAAAAAATATCCAAACTATGCTTTCAAAAGATAAACCCGGTGAAATGTTATTCCAACCTGTTCCTGAAGCAGATAAAACTAAACCAGTAAAAGTTTACGACAATCAAACTAAAGGCACAGTGTTTGTTAATCAATCAGATATAATTGGTTCTACATTTACTAATGATAAAGGTAACGAAGAATTAAGATATATTCCTGTACCACCTAAAGATAGAACAGTAAGAGCATTTGTTCTTGATAAGGATACAGGTGAATTTGGTGAAAACGCTAAATTTGTAAAAGAAAGTTTAATTTTAGAAAACCCTGACTTATACAAACCTGTAGAGGGTGATATAGCAATGATGTTAAAAGCAGAAAGTATGAAGATAGATACAGCTAATAGAAAAGTTGCTGACCAACAAATGTTAGCAGCAAACTCTGTTGCAAAAATTATTAGAAGACTAGAAAAAGATATTCAAGGAGGAGCATTTACAGGAGCTGCGGGAGATACAGTTCAATTTATTACAGGAGTTTCAGGATTTGTAGATCAATTTATAAATAAAGATAAGAAAACAGATCTTAAAACATTCAACACAGGATACAAAAGAATTGAAGATCGTATAACACAATTAGAAAATGACGGTTCTATAAATGCAAGATTAACAAGATTTTTAAATTCTCCTGAAACAACTGCTTCAAAAGCAGATGTTATAAATTTAGCATATGCTATAGCTAAAGCTAGAGAACCTGGTGGTAGATTTAGTATTACGGATATTGATTTAGCTTTACAATCAATAGGTGAAAGTTCAAATAAATTTAATTTCTTAGAAGGATTAAAAAGAGTTGGTCTATTTACAACTACAGAAGCATTAGATAATTACGTTATGGCTTACAACGTTGCTGACGAAGATATACCTGTTAAATACAATGCTTTGGTAAATAATAATAAATACTTTAGAGGATTAGAGGTTGATAACGATATTAGTCCAAACAGTTTAAGTTTTTAGGAGCACATTATGTCATTACTTTCAGTTAATAATGTTCAAGAATACAGACAAAAATATGCTGATGCTTTAGAACAAAAATCTTCTGAAATAGGAAAACCTATTACAGATGAAATGTTAACTAAATCTATATATCAAAAATTATCTTCAAAAGCAGACATCGATTATTTTTCTTTTTACAAATCTTTTAATCCTGAAGGTAAATATGCAAACTTAGATACTTATAGAGTTGCAACTAATGATTTAGATTCCAATGATAATGACACTATTAATAAAGCTTATGACGAATTACAGACTGTTGGTAGAGTTCGTTTTAAAGATTTTGTTAATGTGTTTTCTCCTAAACCTTTTGATAAAGAAGAATATTATGATAATTTTAACATAGTAACATTAAATGTTCCTGATGTTGAATATAATATAAAAGAAATAGCAGAAATGAGAGGGATTAATCCTGACACAGATGTTAATCTTGCAGAAGTTGGTTTTGCACAAGCTTTAGCTAGAGACGATGTTGATAAAGCAATAGCTGCTAAAGAAGTTTTAAATAAATATTTTGGAGAAGATATACCAATTAGAATGGGAGAAGAAACAGAAGAACTTGAATTTTTAAATCCTAATACAGGAAAATATGAATTATTAAATTCTTATGGGTTAGATGAAGGTGATTTAGCTAAATTTGGAACTTATGGTGCTTTTATAATTCCTGAAATTGCTGCAACTCTTTTTGCAGCTGGAACTACAGGACCTACAGGAGCTGTAATAACTTCGGCAGCATCAAGTGCAGCACTTGAAACACTTAGATTAGCCGCAGGTCATAATTTATATGGTATTAATAAAACTGAAAAAGGGTTTGTAGATTACTTAGAAAATGAAGGTAAAGACTTAGCTGTTTTGAATGGATTACTTACAACAGCAGGATTTACAGTTCCTAAACTCTATAGAATGTTTAAAGACATAAGAAGATTTGGTAAAATTAATGCTGCTGAATTTGGTGGTAGAATAGATGATGCCGAGGCAGCTAATAAATTAGTTACAAAAATAAATGATAGATTAGTTGAATTAGGAACTAAAAAGAAATTAAGGTTTTCTTTAGGCCAAGCAGGAGATGATCCTGAATTACTTGCTTTGCAAAATGCTTATGAAACAAATCCTAAATATGGTGTTAAAGGAATTTTTGATACATTTAACAAAGAACAAGCTGAGGCTTTGGATACTTATATGAATTTAATGGCTAAAGAATATAATTTTCAAGGTTTATCAGGTAAGGACAATATTTTATCAGATGAAATAGGAAAAATGATTAGAACAAAGATAGCTGAAAGATTAGCTCCTAAACAAAAAATTTTAACAAATGCTTTAGAAAAAGCTGAAACTGATTTAACAAATGCAGTTATAAAATTACCTGATGGAAGTACGAAAGAGGCAGGCACACAGATTAGAAATGTAATAGATAGTTTGTATGATGACTTTGAACAATCTTTTACAGATAAATACACAGCTTTATTTGCAGCAGGTGGTGGTAGGAAAGTTAACACAGATATTATTAAGACCGCAGTAAAAGAATTAAATCAAAGACAAAAAAATACTTTATTTAACAAATACCCTAACATTAAAACTTTTTTTGATGCACCAAAAGGTACAACAATAAGTATCAATAAATTAAAAAATACTTTAAGTGATTTAAGAAGATTTGATAGAGATATTTCAAAAGGTCTTATACCAATAGAAGGAGCACCTGTAGAAGGAGCATTATCAAAATTAATAGGTGCTGTTAAAAATCAGTTAAAAGAAGATTTAGGGGCAGATGATATTTGGTATAGAGAATTTTTAAAATTAGACAAATCATATGCTAAAAATAAAGATCTTTATAAAGGAGTTATTTCTAAGTTAATGTCTACTAAAAACGGTAGGTTAGTTATTGCAGATGAGGATGTTTTCAAACAAACTTTTAAAAAAGGTAACGGTCAAATACAAAGAATAGATGATGTGTATGCATTAATTAAAAAAAGACCTGATTTAATTCAAACATATAAAGAACAAATTTTAGGTGCTTATAAGGGTATAGTTGACCCAACAAATACAGGAAAAATAAATTTGGTAGCACATCAGAAATTTTTAAATGATTATAAATATGCTTTAGAAACATTTTTTGGTGGTAAAAATGGATATAAACAAATTGAAAAAATTGGTGAACTTGCAAAAAAAGTAGAAGTAACAGCGGTAAAAAGAAATAAGTTAATGAAACAATTAGGTACAACCACTAATGGTAGAATAGAGTCAATGGATCCTGATAAAATATTTGCTTTTCTTTACAATAATAAATCTCCTACAACTTTAAATAAAGTTATGACTATTTTAAGACAGGACAAAGATTTATTAAATGCTTTTCAAACTGTAGCCAAAGATGATCTATTATTTAAAGTAACTGACAATAGAGGTAATTTTGTGTTTGATAAATTTGCAGATTATTTAAAAAATAATAATCAAGTTTTAACAAGAACATTTGCAGATAATCCTAAATTTTTAACAGATTTAAAAATGATGCGAGATGCTCTTGAAATTACTTCAAGAAAATCTGCACAAAAAACAATTGGTAAAGCTGAAACTGCATTGAATGATATTATTAGAGCAAGACTAGGACAATTTACCGTTGCTGGTAGAACATTTACTGCTTTAAAGAAAATTGTAAGATCAGATGTTGACAAACAATTAGCAGAAATAATAACAGACCCTAAGAGGTTAGAAGATTTATTAAAATTAAAAACTGTAAAAAAAGATTCAAAAGCTGCAAAACAAATTATTACTAGATTATTTGGTTATTATATATTTGACGAAAGATTTTTTGAAGACGATCAATTCACACCTAACATGATTGATTTTGTAGACACACAACAATTAACTCAAGATACTAAAGATGTAAATGAAGCTGAAAATCTATTGGCACAAAATACTGAAATAGATAATAGATTTAATCAAGCTGTATTACCTTCAGGTAGTGTGCCTCCACCACAAGCTGTTAATACAAGTCTCTTGGCTCAAGCACCAGATAATACAGGAATTATGAAAAATCTAAGTAGTACGGAAAGAGCTTTACTATCTCCGTCAGAACAAGAAATAGCAATGAGGTCATAATGGTTAAAAAATCTGCATTACAAAAAATAGAATCACATGAAAAGTTATGTAGAATTATGCAGAAACAAACATTTGACCAAATAAAAGAAATGCAAGAACGAATTAAAAGATTAGAATATTGGATAGTTGGAGGTATGGGAGCTGTCCTAATAACTTTACTAACAGACGTAACAAAATAAAAAAATTTATGCAACTTTCAAAACATTTTACTTTAAGAGAAATGACCAATTCTATGACTGCTCAACGTAAGGGTATAGACAACACACCAGGAGCAGGAGAGATCAAAAGTTTAGGTGATCTATGTTATGAGGTACTTGAACCATTACGTGCACACTTTGACAAAGCTGTGACAATTACCAGCGGATACCGCTCAGAAGCGTTATGTGAAGCGATCGGCAGCAAAAAGACTTCGCAGCATGCCAAGGGCCAAGCGGTCGACCTAGAAATATTTGGCGTGCCCAACATTAAGACAGCTTACTGGCTACAAAATAACGTGGATTTTGATCAATTGATCATGGAGTATTACGACAAGGATGATCCTGCGGGGGGATGGGTTCACATAAGTTATCACGAATCAGGTTCAAACAGAAAACAAGTTCTTACTTTTGATGGGAAAAAATACACCGAAGGCCTTCCAGATATGGAATGGAAGGGTGGAAAAGTCGTAGGTTAACTATTAATACATTCCATATAACCCCCAATTGTACCAATAATAATCTATCGCATGATGAGAGTATGCTCCAATAATACATCCTAAAAAACTTGGTAACTTTTTTTGTTTAAATAAAACAGATATAAAAAAACAGCCAAACCCTATAATAGATACCCCTAAAATAGTGTGAAAGAATTTGTGACTAGGATAACCAGTTGTTAAAAAATAGTAAACAACCTCAATGTCTATAAGTATATTTACAATTGAAAACCATATCAAACTAAAGTGTTTTGGAAACAAAAGTTTTATTGGTGTAGCTGCTGCAATGTGAAACGGTGTAATCATATCCAATCCTTTAGTTCTTCACCCATAACTTCGGATGCAATGTTAATTTTTTTACGTAAGGCTTCTACTATTTTTTCATCAACAGTATCTTCTGCAATTAAATCAATATAAGTTACAGTTTTCTTTTGACCTATTCGATGAGCTCTATCTTCTGATTGTAATCTTTTCTCTAAATCATATCCGTTAGAAAAATATATTACAGTATTAGCTTGTGTAAGTGTAATACCGTAACCACCTGTTTGTGGTGTACCTATAATAAATCTACATTTAGGATCGTTTTGAAATTTACGAATATTATCTTGTCTATCTTCTTGAGATGTTAAACCATAGTAATGAACATAAGAATCTTTACCATGTTCTTTAATTATTCTTTGTATAATCTCACCTACACTTAATTGATAGTTAGCCCAAATTATAGCTTTACCCTCTATGTCTTCAAGAATTGACATAAGTTCATCAAGTCTATTACTTTCAACTGATTGTGTTGAACCATCATCAGCAGTAAAATGACCACAAGTAATTTGATGTAAGCGCATTAACTGTGTGAGAACAGTCATGGTAGTTGTCACTTTACCATTTAATATAGCCATAGCTTCTTTTTTCATTTGTTCATAGATTCTTTTTTGATCTGGAGTAAGAGCTACGTGTCTCTTAATAAAATTTTTAGGAGGTAAATCTAGACAGTCTTCTTTTAAAACTCTGTATGAAAATCCTTTTACCTTATCGGATAGTTCACCCAAATTTTGAAAAGCATCTACTATCTGTATAGATCTACCATGAAGATACATAGTTTTCATTTCTGCATATCTATTACGAAAAGCATAAAACGAATCATAATTCAATAACCACGGATCAAGGAACTCACATTGACTAAACAAATCTAAAGGATTTTTTGTAATAGGTGAACCCGTCATAATACGTCTGTACTTAGCACACTTACCAAGACTTATAATATTTTTAGTTCTTTTTGTTGTAGGTGTTTTAATAGTAGTAGATTCATCTATAGCCATTAAAGTTTTATGAGAACTTAAAAATTTAGATGCAAATTTAACACCCTTATCTGTAGACAAAGACTCTACATTCATAATTAAAATATGTAAGTCTTGTCCTATTTCAAACAGTGATTCTAATTTTTCTCTTTGAGTTTTTGTTATGTTTGATTGCCATAAAATATTTTTATACTCTATGTGATTAGGTAAGTGCGTTGGCAGCTCTTGTTCATACCAAGTTTTAACAACACCCTTTGGTGCAATAATTAAAGCGCCATCTACTTTACCTTTATCATAAAGCATAGCTAAATTATCTATTAGCACTTTTGTTTTACCTGTACCCATTTCCATAAAATAAGCATAGGTTTCTTTATTCCATGATTTTTCTAACGCAGTTAATTGATGAGCGTAAGGTTTTGTTTTAAATTTATAATTCATAAATATTTACTTCTTTCTGTATTGACTTCTATATAATCGATGCTATATCTTTTGTCAATGTCAGAAAGTATAGAGTATGAAAAAATAATGAAAACACATACGCCTGTCGTATATGTTATTCAACATATTCCTGGAACACAAGCAGGCAATCCCAAAATTAATATCATGGGTGCGTCTCAATATGGACAGTTTAAATTTTTGTTACCAGAATTTTCTCAAATGATTTTTTCTCCAGGTCCACTTATTTATAAGTTAAGACAAGGTTTAAAAGATTATCATGTAAAAGATTATTTATTACTTACAGGAGATCCTGCAATCATTGGTGTTGCATGTTCTATTGTATCTGATATTACTCACGGTAAATACAATGTATTAAAGTGGGATAAGCAAGAAAGAAAATACTATCCAATAGAAATAAACTTATATGAAAGAGGAGAAATAGATGACAATTAATTTTGAAGAAGACCAACAAGATGCAATGAAGAAAACTGAAAACATTCAGTCTCTTGCAGATCAAGTTGAAAAGTTAGAATCTTTACATAAAAGATTAGAGCTACAAGAACAGAATACTAAAAATTTAAAATCAGAAATACAAAAAGTTTCTGGTGACATCATTCCAACTATGATGTCTGAAATGGGTCTTGCAGAATTAAAACTGCATGATGGATCACATTTAAAAGTTTCGACGACATATCGTGCTTCTATTACAGAGGCAAATAAAGAGATGGCGTTTAACTGGCTTCGGGACAATGGATTAGGTGATATTATTAAGAACGAGATCTTGGTATCATTTGGTCGTAACGAGGATAACAAGGCAGCAGATTATGCTGCTCTTGCGAAGGGTCAAGGGTTCCAACCGACACAAAAGATGAAGGTAGAACCCATGACCTTGAAAGCGCTAGTCCGTGAGCGTATTGAGGCGGGTAAAGAAATGCCAACGGAAATCTTTGGGGTATTCTCAGAGAATAAGACAACAATAAAAAGGAACAAATAAACATGAACCAAGTAACAGAGAAAAAAGAAGGAGCATTAGCAGTCAACTTGTTTGAAGCTGATGCAAATCAAGGTGCTCAAAATATAGCGCAAGAAGATCTTGCTTTACCTTTCCTAAAAATTTTGGGACAACTATCTCCAGAGGTTAACAAAAGAGATGGTAAATATGTCGAGGGCGCTGAACCCGGCAAAATCATAAATACGGTTACTAATCAACTCTTCGATGAGGTCAACGTTGTACCATGTCATTATAAAAGACAGTACATCGAGTGGCAAGATCGAGGACAAAGCACTGGTGCACCTGTAGCAATACATGATGCAGATAGTGATATAATTAGTCAAACCACTAGGGACAAATCGTATAAGGATAGATTACCAAATGGTAACTATCTTGATAACACTGCTAGTCATTTTGTGTTGCAGCTAGGTGATACCCCACAATCTGCTTTGATTTCTATGAAGTCTACTCAACTTAAAGTAAGTAGAAAATGGAACTCAATGATGATGGGATTAAAAATGCAAGGTAAAAACGGTTTGTTTACTCCGCCTACATACAGTCACATTTATAAACTAAAAACTGTTCAAATGTCTAATGACAAAGGAACATGGTTTGGTTGGGATGTAGAAAAAGTTGGTCCTGTCACAGACAAAGGTATCTACGATATGGCTAAAAACTTTGCTCTAAGTGTAGGTAAGGGTGAGATCGAGGCAAAACATAGCTCAGAAGAACCTGCTAAACAAGGCTCTTCAAACTACTAGAATCCTAGGTAGTGGGCGGTTAAGCTAGCGTGGATCCGCCCACTTAAAAAAGCTATGGAAAATATTAGAAAGTTTATAGAAATATTTGAAGGATTAAATCGAGCCCATGGTGTCACTATTGTTGGTGAATCAAATGGTAATGGATCTAAAATAAAAGGTAAATCTTTTGTTAAAAGAGAAATTATAACAGATGAGCATTGGTCAAATCATTTACAAGGCTCACAGAGTTTAGGTGTTATACCAATCAATGATGATAACAAATGTAGATGGGGTTGTATAGATATAGACTCTTATGCAGGATTTGATCACGCAAAATTAATTAAAAAAATAAAAGAACTCAGTTTACCACTGTTAGTATTTAGATCTAAGTCAGGTGGTGCTCATGTATTTATATTTACAGAAGATTATGTATCAGCTGGTTTGATGCAAGATAAACTAAATGAAATTAGATCTGTGTTAGGTTATGGTGGATCAGAAGTTTTTCCTAAACAAAGAGAATTAAAATCCAAAGATGATACAGGAAATTTTTTAAATTTACCATATTTTAATGGTGATAATACAGTAAGATATTGCTTTAATAATAATGCTGAGTCCGTTAATCTTCTAAACTTTTTTGAGTTGTATGAAACAACAAAAATTACCGAACAACAATTATCAGAGTTAAAAGTAAAAAGACCTGAAACACCTTACTCGGATGGACCACCATGTATAGAACTAATGATGCAAAACAGAGTGGGTGAAGGAGGTAGAAATAATGCTTTATTTCATTACGGTGTATATGCAAAATCTAAGTGGCCAGAGAATTGGAAGTCTAAGCTAGTAATATTTAACGAAGGTGCAATGGAACAACCATTGTCTGACACTGAAGTAAACATAATAACTAAACAACATGATAAGAAAGATTGGGGTTATAAATGTAACGATCAACCAATGTGTAGTTTGTGCGATAAAAAATTATGCAAAACTAGAAAGTTTGGTATTGGTCAAGAAATAATGTTTCCTAGCTTAACTGATTTACAAGTTGTTAATTTAGAAGAGCCTTACTATTATATGAATGTAGATGGAGATAGACTATATCTAGACTCAGCAAAACATCTAACTAATCAAGTCTTGTTTCAAGAAGAATGTGTCAAGCAGCTTAGATTTAATCCACCAACACTTAAGACAAATGAATGGAAACAAAAGACAAATATTCTTCTAGAAGGTGCTGAGATAACGGAGCCTGCTGAAGGAACAGGGACCAAGGACATATTAAAAAATTACTTAGAAGACTACTGTTTGAATAGAGTCAAAAAAGATGATTTTGAAGATCTTAAAAATGGTGGGACATATACAAAAGATGAATATCATTACTTTGTATTCGACAATTTTTTTCATCAATATCTTACTCGTAGACATTGGAAGGTGCAGTATCAAAGAACATCACAAATGTTAAAAGATTACTTACATTGTTTTACCAAAAGGGTTGGTAAGACTAAGCTTTCTGTTTTTGTGGTAGCTAGATTTGATAAAAAAATACAAACATATAAACAAAAAACTTTTAACAAGGATAACTACTAATGAGAAAGATAATTTACGGACCACCAGGTACAGGCAAGACATACTATTTAATGAATGAACTAGAGAAGATTTTAGAAAAGGTTGAACCAAGTAAGATAGGATATTTTACTTTTTCTAGAAACGGTGCACAAGAAGGTAAAAATAGAGCTATGGATAAGTTTAATTTAACTGAGAAAGATTTACCTTACTTTAGAACTCTACACTCATTTTGTTTTAACATACTAGGTTTAAAAAAAGAAAACGTAATGCAAGAAAAAGATTACAAAGATCTAGGTAGAGATCTTCAAATAGAGTTTGAAGGTGTTAGGTATGACCATGATCATGAAGGTATACTACACTCTAAAGATCCATACATATCCTTAATTAGTTTGGCTAGAAACAAAAGAATATCACCATTAGATCTCTATAATCAAAATGGTTACAGCTACAATCTTACATATGATAAACTAGATATAATTAGCAAAGAACTACATCAATACAAAAAACAAAAAGGATTAATTGATTATATTGATATGTTAGAAAAATTTTTAGACAAAGGGGAGAGTCCGAAGTTTGAAGTTATATTTATAGATGAAGCACAAGATTTAAGTTTAATACAATGGGATATCGTTAAAAAATTAGAGAAGAGTTCTAAACGATCTATTATTGCAGGAGACGATGATCAAGCTATCTATAAATGGAATGGTGCAGACGCTGAAAGTTTTATAAATTTAGAAGGAGAAAAAGTTATATTGCAGCAGTCTTATAGGGTTCCCAAAAACATATTTAATGTAGCAAACAATATTATTAAAAAAGTTAAGAATAGAGTGGAAAAGAATTGGATACCTAAAGAAGATTTAGGAAAAGTTAATTATCATTGGGAGATAGATAAGGTAGATCTATCTAAAGGAGAGTGGTTAATATTAGCTAGAACAAATTTATTTTTAGAAAAAATAGCCTACTACTTAGATCAAAATGGTTTCTTCTTTCAACGTAGAAACTCAACTCCCAGAGTTCAAAACATATATTCTTTAATTGAAAATTGGAATAAATTAAAGGAAGGAACTCCTATACATTATAATGATTATAAAAAGATAACCAATAAAATGAGTAAGAATGTTGATTTAAAATTAATGAAACATATGTCAAAAGAGAATTTTTACGACATAGACACTTTGAAAGAAAAATATGGTTTAAAAACAGATGATGAATGGTATGTTGCTTTTGATGATTTGGGAGATGATGAGATTAGAAAAATACAGAAACTAATAAAAAATGGAGAAGATTTATCAAAAGATCCTAGGATTAAAATATCAACTATTCATGGGGTAAAAGGTAATGAAAGAGATAACGTAATTTTATTAACTGATTTGAGTAATGCAGCATACTACAAATATTTAGATAATCCTGATGATGAACATAGATTGTTTTATGTAGGGGTTACTAGAGCTAAAAAAGAACTAAATATAATTTATGCAAAAACAGAAAGGGGTTATGACATCTAAAGATATATTCAATAAATCGTTTCCACAAGATAAGCAAATCGGAGGATCCCACTACAAAAATTTTACCATACAGCCTTATGAATTTATTTCAAAAAATGATTTATCTTTCTTTCAAGGATGTGTTGTGAAATATGTTTGTCGTTATTTAAACAAAAACGGTATACAAGACTTAGAAAAAATAATACACTATTGTGAATTAGAAATTAAAAAATTGAAAGATGGAAAGAAAACTAAAAGTTCTTGATTTATTTTCAGGCATAGGGGGATTTGCTTTAGGCTTAGACTCTACTGGATTTTTTGAAACTGTAAAATTTGTTGAGATGGACAAATACTGTCAGAAAGTTTTACAAAAAAACTTTCCTAACATACCAATCGAGGAGGATATAAAAAATGTCAAAGGAAAAGAATACGAAGCAGATGTCATTACTGGAGGATTTCCCTGCCAACCCTTCAGCGTCGCAGGTAAACAAAAAGGAACAAACGACAACCGCTATCTCTGGCCAGAAATGTTTAGACTCATTAGGGAGATCAAACCCGAATTCGTTATTGGGGAGAATGTGCAAGGACTTATTAACCTCCAAAACGGCGTGGTACTCAGACAGGTGCAAGACCAATTGGAAAGTGAAGGTTTCGAAGTCCAATGTTTCCTTATTCCAGCTTCAGGCATCGGTGCTTGGCACCAAAGATACAGAGTCTGGATTGTGGGCCACTCCCAACACAATGGATTACTTGCCGCCGAGAAGCGCTGCAGGGACGAAAAAGATTATGGAGGGTCACAGAAAAGGGAGAACAAGACCGTCGAACCTAAGAGAACAAGTGGATCCAGAGACAATGAAGATGTATCCAACTCCAAAGGAGAGAGACTACAAGGGTGGAGAAGGGAAGAGAGTAATAGAGACACAAAAAGGTTACGCCAAAATTCGAAAAGGAACGGGGACAAGATTTGGAGCGAGTCTGAACGATGTAGTGGAATATCAAGAGAAGAAGATGTATCC